GACGAGTTTGAGCGTATGCTTTTCCACCTACCACTTATTGGCTCTGCATTTAAAAAGATTTATTATGATGCCAGCCTTGACCGTCCTGTATCTGAGTTTGTTCCTATTGACCAGTTCTATGTGTCTTACTATGCAACTGACCTACGTAGAGCAGACCGCTATACACATGTAATTTATCGTAGCCCTGTAGACCTTGCCCGTCAGATTGACGCAGGCATGTATGCAGACATAGAGCTACCCACAGCTGGTATCCCTAGCTTGTCTGGTATGGCAGAAAAGATGGACAGCGTTCTTGGCCTGTCTCCTGCTTCTGATAATGACCCACAGTATGTATTACTAGAACAACACTGCTATCTTGAAATCGAAGAAGACAAGATGCATAAGGGTACAGTTGCTTGTCCTTACATCGTAACGGTAGAAGAAACCACAGGTGCTGTGTTGTCTATCAGACGTAACTGGGCAGAAGGAGACGACAAGTATGTTAAGAAGATGCACTTTACGCATTACAGATATGTTCCTGGCTTTGGCTTCTATGGTCTTGGTCTCATTCACTTCCTTGGCAATCTTACTATGTCTGCTACTGCTGCTATGCGTTCATTGCTTGACGCTGGTCAGTTCGCTAACTTACCTGGCGGTTTCAAAGCTAAAGGTGTACGTATGGTTGGCGACAATGACCCTATTGCTCCTGGTGAGTTTAAGGAAGTAGAAGCTACAGGTATGGACTTATCTAAGTCTATTATCCCACTACCATTTAAAGAACCTTCGCAGACCTTGTTTAATATGCTTACCTTTGTAACGCAGACAGGGCAGAAGTTTGCTGACAGTACTGAACAAGTAATCGCAGACAGCGGGGGCTACGGACCAGTAGGTACAACCTTGGCATTGCTGGAAGCTTCTAGTAAGTTCTTCTCTTCAATCCACAAGCGTCTACATAAAGCGCAGGGCGATGAGTTCAAAGTACTGGCTCGTATTGACTCTGAGTATCTGGATGAGGAATACCCATATGACCTTCCTGGCATAACAGAGAAAATTCTTAAATCAGACTTTGATGGTAGAGTAGATATTATTCCAGTGTCTGACCCTAACATTCCATCTAACGCACAGCGCATGATGCTTATTCAAATGGTACAGCAGATTGCTACTCAGTCCGAGCCTGGCATGTTTGACATGGAAGCTATTAATCGTATGCTTCTTACCACAGCCAACGTACCTGATGTAGATACACTGATGCCACGTAAAGAAGAGGCAACACCTCACGACCCAATGACAGACATTATTGTTGCTAATGAGGGTAAGCCTATTAAAGCATTTGAGGGTCAAAACCATGATGCTCATGTAGCAGTTAAGACTGCTTACATGCAAGACCCAATGAATCAAAAGAATCCAACTTTCAAAAAATTAGCTGCTGCTTTAGCTTCTAATATTTCTGAGCATATGCTTCTTAAGTACAGAGAGCAAATGATGGGCCTACAGGCGCAAGCTATGCAGAATCCACAGGTTGCAGCAGCTGTTGCCTTACAGCCTTCTACTCTTGAGATGATTCAAATGCAATCTGCACAACAAGTCTTACAGGCTAATGCTGCAGCTGCTAGAGGTCCTATGACTCCTGAACAACAGATGTTAGCCATTGAAGCACAGAAACTTACAGTTGAACAACAGAAGAATCAAACACAGGCCGCTAAAGCTCAAGTAGACGCTACACTTAAACAGCGTGACCTTGACCTTAAGGAACAGAAACTTGTAATTGATGCGCAATCAAAAGGCATGTCTGCACAGATGGGCGCATATCAAAAAGAAGAAGACAGAAATTCTAAACGTGCTTTGAAAGCAATGGATGTTTTGGCTGACCTCTTGAAAGCTCAGGAAAGCAATGACTTGGAGACAGCAAAGATTTCTGCTCAGTTACTAGCAGATGTTCTTAAACAACAAGGCAATCAATAGTGCTATACGAAGAACTAATTAAAGAACTACAAAAAGAAATAGAGCAAATGAAAAATTCGCTTGCGTACGGACACGCTTCGGATTATTCTATGTATAAGGAAGTAGTAGGTAATATTGCTGGGATTGAGAGGTCAATTGGTATTATTAAAGACTACCTAACTAAATATATAGAAGAGGATTAAAATAAATGCGAGCAGGTTCAAGTGCTTTAAAGAATGACGAGTGGATTACAAATGAAGAAGTATCAGACCCAACACCGTTACCAGAGGTTCCAGGATACCACATTCTTGTTCGTCCTATCTCTGTTAAACAAACAACAAAGGGTGGGATTATTCTTCCTGACTCAACCAAATCGGACATGTCTTATCTTACAACAGTTGGCCGTGTCCTTAAGATAGGAGCCACGGCTTACCAAGACGAGAAGTTTGGTGGGAAGCCTTGGTGCAAGGAGGGAGACTATGTGTGTTATGGCAAGCACTCAGGCGATAAGTTTTTGTATAAAGGTGTACAGCTCTTACTTATCTTTGACGATGCTATTAAAATGGTAGTCCAAGATGCAAAAGATTTAGACCCAACTTTTAACTTATCAAATTAATTTAAGGTGTTGCTATTGTGACACAATAACTTATACTATATAATATACTTTATCAGCGTTATTCGTCTAAGTTCGCTGAGGACGTTAAACAGGAGAAATACAAATGGCAGAGACTGAATGGTCTACTATTACACCTGAGCAAGGTGAATCCCAAGATAAAATTGAAATTGAAATTGAAGGTGCAGAAGAAGAAGAAGTTGTATCTGCTGCACCAGAAGTAGAGGTTGAAGAAAAACCAGTAGTTGAAACTGCTGAGGAAGAAACAACCGATGACGAGGAGCCAGCCAAAGAAGCAGAAACTTCGGGCGCTCAGAAACGTATTCGTCAGTTAGTAAAACAAAAGAAAGAACGTGAAGCACAAATTGAAGACTTGCTTCAAGCTCAGAAAGACATGCAGGTAAGACTGCAGCAACGTGAGGAAGAATACGGTAATCTTCTAAATAACAACGTAGAATCTAACGAGCGACAAATTACCGAAAGAATTGCACTTGCTAAGAATGCCTATAAAGAAGCATTGGACAGCGGTGAATCAGATAGAATCTTAGAAGCGCAAGAAGTACTTACAAATGCGCAACAAGATAATAACAATCTAAAAAACTTTAAAGTTGAAGCAGAATCATTTAGACCTGTTAGCTTTGAAGAACAACAACAACAAGCGGGGCATCAAATTAACAACCCTGCTGTAGCTCAAGAAAAAGCTCACAAGTGGGCAGCAGAAAACGAATGGTTTAATAATGACCGTGTTATGACGGCTGCTGCTTTAGAAATTGATAATCAACTTCAGGACGAGGGGTTTGACCCAACTGACGATGATTATTATCAGGAAGTAGACAGCCGCATGGCTAGCGCCTTCCCTTATAAGTTTCGGAAAGCTGCCGAAGAAGTAGCTGATGATAAACCTCGTACGAAGCCTACGTCAACGGCTTCTCAAGTAGTAGCTGGAGCATCGCACACTTCAGCATCCCCGTCTAATAAGAAAGTTAAACTCTCTCAAGAAGACGTACGACTCGCACAAAAATGGGGAATTACACTTGAACAGTATGCTGCCGAAAAGCTGAAAGTAGAATCAGCTGGTGAAGGCGAATATACAACAATTAACAGATAGCTGCGAAAGGATACATATACTTATGGCACGAAATACAACACGTGAATCCCAGACTCGTGAACTGGACACAAGAGAAACAGATGACTACGAATACATCGAACCAAACCTTTTAGATATTCCACAGTTTGTTAACAATAGATTTGACGAACAGGGAATGAAACTACGTTGGATACGTATCTCCCTTAAAGGTAAAGACGATTATACAAATGTCGGTAAGCGATTAGCTGAAGGCTGGGAGTTTGTTTCCTTAGACGAAGTACCTGAACTGGGCCACACCTCTATGGTTAGAGATGAAGGTCGTTATAGCGGTACTGTTTGCCGTGGGGACTTGGCTCTTGCCAAAATGCCCATCAAACGTGCAGAGGCACGGCAACGTCATTTCGAAAACGCATCTGCCGATATGGTGGACGCTGTTAACTCGCAACTTGAAAATGCAAGTGACAGAAAAATGCCTGTTCGAAACTCAAGTAAAACAAACGTAACCAGAGGACGTACACCGTCTTTCGATTAAGAACAAGGTGCTACAGAGTCTGGCTACATGATTCACAACTTTAGGAGATTAATAAAATGACTACTAAACTAATTACTGGTATCACTCCTTCTCGTGTTCGTGGTAACTCGCCTCAGAGCAGCGGTGCAACTTCGTACCCAATCGCTTCTGGTGCTGGTGCAATGTATACAGGTACTCCTGTACGCTTGTCTGGCGGCTCGCTGGTTCCACTCGTTACTTCGACTGAAATGCCTATTGGTACATTCCAAGGCTGCAGTTACGTAGCAGACGGGGAGCAATATTTTAAACCTTACTATTCAGGCGTGTCAGCTTCTGACATCGTTGGTCTAGTGAACGACGACCCAAGCCAAACATACATTATCAGCTCAGACACAACTGTTGCCGCTGGTATTGTTGGTAAGAACGTAGCAGCTACAAACATTGCCGCTGGTTCTGCCTTTACTGGTCGTTCCACAATCACGGCTCTAACTACTGCAGGTAGTGTCGGAACTTCGGCTGCTGGCCTGTTCCGTGTTATCGGTATTGTAAATGAGCCAGGTAACGCTGTTGGCGACCCATATACTCGTTTGGAAGTCCAAATGGGTGCTGTTAGCCAACAGAACTTCATTAACGTACTGGTATCAACTCCAGTTACAGTAACTAACTAAGGGAGATAATTAGAAATGGCTATTAATAGAGGAAGTATTTCCAAAGAGCTGCTCCCAGGTCTGAACGCTGTATTTGGCGTTGAGTACGGGGAAGTATCCGATGAACATGCACCATTGTTTGATGTTGAAAATTCAGACCGTGCATTCGAAGAAGAAGTTCTCTTCACAGGCTTCGGCACTGCACCTGTTAAAGGTGAAGGTGCTGCTGTGTCTTATGATGACGCACAAGAAAGCTACACTGCTCGTTACACACACGAGACTGTTGCTCTTGGCTTCGCCATCACAGAAGAAGCAATGGAAGACAACTTGTATGACACATTTGCTAAACTACGTGCCAAAGGTCTGGCCCGTGCAATGGCAAACACCAAACAAGTAAAAGCTGCTGATGTATTCAACAACGGCTTTAACGCTGCTTATGCAGGTGGTGACGGGGACGCATTGTTCTCTGCATCTCATGCAACGATTGGCGATGGCGACCAAAGCAACTTGCTTTCCGCTGCTGACCTTTCGGAAGCTTCGCTTGAGACTGCCTTGATTGCAATCTCGAAAATTAAAGATGACCGTGGTATCCTGATTGGTGCGCAAGCCGAAAGCCTGCACATTCCTTCGGACCTCGCATTCACTGCAGACCAGATTCTGAACTCTGCTTTGTCTACCACAATCGTTTCCGATTCAGGTGTGACAAATACGAATGACATCAACAGCATCCGTAACCAAGGCTTGGTCCCTGGTGGGTTCTACGTGAACCGTCGTTTCACCGATACGAATGCTTTCTTCATCAAGACTGATTGCCCGAACGGTGCGAAAATGTTCGTACGTTCGCCGCTTCAGACTAAGATGGAACCAGACTTCGACACTGGTAACCTTCGCTTTAAAGCTCGTGAGCGTTATAGCTTTGGTTGGTCAGACTGGAGAGGTTTCTTCGGTAACGCTGGCGCCTAATCGCTAGTCTACTGACAGACTAAAAAATAGAAGGGCGTGGGAGTTGTATCCTGCGCCCTTTTTTAGTATAATATAGCTATTATAGTTTTATTATAGGAGCAAACAACATGTCGGCAAATCTTAGAGTAGCATATGTTACTTGTAACACAACATTGGTTAATACCGCCGTGGATACAGTTAGTGGTGTACCACTAAAGGCAACACGGATTAGAGGCGTCCATGCACAGGGTGTAGGTGAGTTTACTATCACTGGCACATCCGTAGATGCTTTTGGAAACTCTAATGGCGGTATCATTAAATTCACAAACACAACTAATTCGGATGTAACAGAAGCCTATCTTACTGACACAGGTGTCCGTATGGGTGGTCCTGTTGTTGTCCAGTGTCCTACAACTGCATCAACGGTAACAATTTATTATGGCTAATTACACATATCTTGTAAACGATATTATTGAAGCAACTGAGAACGATGGTTCTGAGTTTATTTCTTATATTCCAAAGATGGTTAATCGTGTTGAAGACCGTCTTACTAAGGCACTAGATGATTATGGTTTAGTGACCGCAACTTCTGTTGCTTTGTCAGCAGGTAAAAATACCTATACACTTCCAACTGGAACCCTTATTATTAAAAACCTACACCTTAAAGATGCAGGCTCTAAGATTGGACTACTACAAAGAACAGATGAATTTATTAATGACTACTGGCCTGTAAGCGCCAGCACAGGAACTCCAAAGTATTATGCACGAAAAACAAACAGTAAAATTGTTTTTGCTCCTACTGCAAGCGCTACTTACGGTGGTGAGCTTGTCTATGTCGTTAAACCTTCTGCTTTAACCAGCGCCAATCAAAACAATTATTTTAGTGATTATTGCTATGATGCTTTGTTTTATGGGTGTATGATTGAAGCCGCTAACTTTATGAAAAACTATTCTATTACACAAGTATACGAACAACAGTATTTAAACTCAATCAATCAGCTTCGCAATCAAGCAAGAAGAACACGTCGTGATGATATGGAAGCTCCTGCTTCTCCAGCTGGTGGCGACAACCCTATCCAAGGAGGAAACTAATGGCAGCGTCAATGGCAGCAAAAATTAGAGCAGCTTTAAAAGAAGGAAGTAAAAACCAAGCTATCAAAGAATTTGGTGCAAGGGCTGTAGCACAGGAGCTTCGACGATTAGCAGCGGCTGCTGAGAAAGTTAAGAAAGCTAAGATTGCCGATACTCCTAATGTTCAAGCAATGGGTTCTGTTCAGGCAAAAAAAATGACTGC